GTTACGTCGCCGTTCGCCATACTCGTCACCCGGAGGCCGCCCCCGGCTCAGATTGGGGGGCAATGGTTGGGACGGGGGCGGTCCATCCTATGTGGTGCGGCTCTCGGGGGTTTGAGCCATAGGACGGCGGGAAGCTAAACCTTCAGTGGGCGGTTTGTCCACGGGGCTTGGAAGCCTGCCTCCGACTGCCGCCGCCGATTCCCAGCAATCCCTTGACCAGCTCCTCCTGTTTTTCCTCTTTCGCGGTCGCCGCTTGGGCTTTCTGGCGCTGTTTCAAGCGCGCCAGCAACAGCTCAGCGCCGGGCGGATGGAGCATGTGGATCAGGTCTTCGCTGTCGATCGCGCCCGCTCTAGCGAGCGCAATAGCGACTTGACGATTGTCCTCCGCGAAGGCTGGCGACGCCGAGTGGCTGTCGACTTGGACTTGAAAATTGCCCGGAAGCTGCGAGAGGAGGAATTCGGTTTTGCTATCGGCTGTGGTGTAAATGAGGGCGTCCATGGCTTGCATGATGCGGAGCGCCAGCCACCCACAATCGGCGAGCTGCCGCTCGAGTGTCGAGGCTTGCTTGATGAGGTGGGGGGACGAAGTTCTAACCAGAGTTTGAGCGTGGACGCCAGCGCGGACACCCGGCTCTCCCTGTCCGGACATAATTGGGCTAAAGCCGCTTGCTTCATCAAACAGTTTGAAAATAAATTCGAGTTCTTCCAAGTAGTTTTCCGGCGGCGGGTCCAGTAGTTTCGACGCTTTTGCGTTAGGGTTTGGATCATTAATGAAACCTCCCTCATTGACGATTTTGAAGTATTGTTCTTCTGTGACGGAGGTAAACCCTGAGAATACTTGAGGGGCGTTGACATTGCGGTCCCACATTACTTTGATGTCGCGCATCCGCTTGTTCAGCATGTCCTGCAACATCTGCACGTCGGCGATGATCGAGCGGCCCCAGAAATAGCCGGGCGTCGGCTGCGGCTGCACCTTGACGAAGCTCGACTTGCCGGGGACGCGCGACAGATTGCGCCGGGTGTTGTCGCCTTCGATGATGATCGGATCGGCCCCATAGATGCACTGGATGGTCGTCCAATCTTCCTCGCGGTCGCGGTCCTTGATCCAGACCTCGCACAGCTTGACGGTCGGCGCGAAGCGGCGATTCGGCCGCCAAGGCGTCGGAATCGGAAAGACGTTGACGATACCGGCAGCGGATGACGGCGCATCGCCAACGTCCCCCAACGGTTGCAGCCCTCCTACAACCATTTGGTGAAAGTAGGTCGGTTCTTCCTCGTCGCGCTTCGGTCCCGGCTCGTCGCCGATCTGTTTCATGATTTCTTCGTAGCGCGGATGATCCATGAGCATCGTGCGCAGCTTGGATTTGGTCGGATAGCTGACGTGACAGAACGCCTCTTGCTCATCGAGACTGAGGGTCGTCTCGGATAGCACGCCAAAATTCTGCGGATGCACGGGCGCTGTCTTGAACGTGCCGCTGTCGCCGTCCGGCAGCACCTTCAAAATCTGGCAACCGTTGACCATGCCCCAAATCACCGCTTCGGCGAACGCGATGTCGGCGTCGGTCTGGCGAAAGTCGGCGCTCAGCTTCTCGGCGACAAGCTGCGAGCGTTCGAGCACGGTTTCGTCGTCTTCGCCGCTGTCGTAGACGAGCTGAAAGCGGACATCGACCGGCTGCATCAGGAACCCGGCCAGCTTATCCACGAACGGCTTAATTTTGTTGTAAAGCGCGGCCCGATTATCCGTGCTGCCCATGTAATAGTATTGAGCGGCGCGAGTGTAGATCATCCCCCGTTCTTCGGAGGACGCCATGCACTCATCGATCATCTCCTTGATCCAGACGGTCAGGAATTCCGACTTTTTGGGGATCGAAAGCGCCATTACCAGACCTTGAGGGCTCGCCGCCTGCTCGCCTCAATTAGGTCCGGTTGGTTTCCGTTGGCAAGATTCGCCTTCAGCATGTCGAGCCCGTCGAAGCCGCCGCTTTCCGACCGCGTCTGCTTGCCGATCTTGATTGCCGTGTTCAGCGCCTCGTTGACGACCGCGCTGTTCCACGAGCTGGCGAGCTGGCTCGGGCTTTGGTCTTTGTAGCGGACCTTCGGCCTGCCGCCCTCGCGGCTGTCGAAGGTTGCATTCGCCACGTTGTAATCGTTCGCCATTATGTCTTCGGCGATTCGGTGGGCTTTCATGCTGACGGAGCCGCCGATCGCGGGCGGCCTGAACTCCTGCTGCACTGCGCGGGCGTCGCACGCCTCGCATGACGGCGGCGACGCGTCCCATTGATCGGCCGAAAGCGTCACCTCCATCCGGTGCCCGCACTCCGGGCACATGTACGAGCGCATGATCGGCATTTCAGACGAAGCCCAGCAACCAAAGAATCAGGAAGATCACGAGGACGACGCCGACGATCCCCAGCCCGCCGTTGCCGTAGCCGTAGCCGTACTGCCAATTCGGATTGAAGCGCGGCCCGGCAAAGCCTCCAAACAGGATCAGGATCAGGAGGATCAGGATGACGATGCCGAGTGGACTTCTCATGGTCGTTTGCCCAGCCGGATCGGCGGCGCGTTCTGGCGCTCCTCGACTGCCGCCATCCGGTTCTCAAGGTTCTCGACGCGCTCTTGCAGGGTGACGCCATCGCTGGCGTCGGTTGTTTCCTCGTCAGGCTCGGGCTCGGGCTCGGGCTCGGGCTTCGGCTTGGGTTTGGTCGCCATCGGTTGCCTCCTATCCGGTGAGCCCCTTCACGGCCCACATGACAGCTTCCTCGATCTTCGTCTTGGCGAGCGACGCCTCGCGCCCCTTGGGGACACAAACGTCGATCGTCGCGATGAACTCGACGCCCATGTCCTTGAGGCGCACCATCGTCTTTTTCTCGGCGTCGGTCAGGACGCGGTATTGGTGTCGCATCGTGTTGTTGACGGTGCGCTCATCGCTCTCGCTCGCCACATACTGTTCGGTCGGCATTAGTCTGCATCCTCCCAATCGGTCGCCAGCAAATCGGTCTGGCTGCACAGCCACGGAACCATGTCGCGCGTCGCGGTGAACATGAACACGTAGGGCAAGGTCATCTTGGAATTCTCGTCGGGCTTTTGCAGCTCAAGCCACATTCCCTTGCCGTTCCAGCCTGCGCGCCGCACCCGGTCGCCATTCCATAGCTGCTTCACCGCCCAGCCGATTTCGTGCATCAGAACGTCTCCCTGCGCCGGTTGGCTTGCTGGTTGATTCGCCGGATGTGCTCGCTGAAGGCAAACGATAGCACCGTCCCCGCGTTGGCGGGAGGTCGCTCGCCCTTGACGCTATCCCACGTTAGATTTCTGGCGATCAGCCCGGCCCGCCGCCATTCAACCCACGTGTGGTGGGCCAGCACTGCCGCGCTCACGAGGTCATCGTTCTCGCCGGTGTCCGGGCCCGCGCCCAGCCAACCGTCGTCCTCAACAATCGCCTGCAATTGCTTGACCAGCCGAATCGAGCGCAACTCGATGGTGCGCAGCATGAGGCTGTCGCGCATGGCGCTGTACACGTGTTGCTTGTTGTCTTGGTTCGTCTTCCAATTGATCACGTTCCCCGCGCCGCCCAGCGTGTCGGCCCGGCGATAGAGAAACCAGCGCACGGCTCCGATCATGTTGAGGATGCTGTCTGGACCCGGCTCGGCTTGGATGATCCCGCGCTGCGCGAGCTGGCGAAGGTTGCGCACTTCGGGGATGACGGCGGCCCCGACGCCCGACACTTCGATGTTGGCGAGATGATCCTTGTAGGCTCCGCAGAGGTGCGAGAGAACCCACGCGAATTGATAGGTCAGCGGCTTGTTCGATTGGAATTCGGCGACTTGAACGATCCGGTCGGCGTAGCAGCGGAACACTTCCAACGCGTGGTCGTTAGCTTCGCCGCCCCCGCCCCCGCTTGGGTCGCCGCCGATGACGTACACCCCCTTTTCCTCCGGAGGCTCCCAAACGCGCAGCATCACTTCGTCTTTGTTCGTCGTCTGCACGATCGATGAGCCAAGGAAGGCATCCTCGAAGCGATACTTGTACCCCTGATAGGGCGGTCCCTCCGCTAGGGTCTCGGCTAATTCCAACGTGCGCGCTGATGGGAAGAAAGACGAGCCCGAAGCGATGAAGCATTCCCGCTCGTTCCACGGATAGTGACGGAGCATATAATCCTCCGCCGTAAACTCGCTTTCCCGCCGCCACCATGCCACTTGCTCCGGTGAGACGATCACGTTGTAGCGCGAGCGCACGTCGCGGGCGCGCTTGAGCTCGTCGTCGTCAAGCCGCCCGTCCCAATAGACCTTGTAGTCGGGATCTGACTTGGGGATCGAATAGGTCGGATTGCTCCAAAAGCCCAAAAAAATGAACCGCATGTGGCGGTCCTGCTTGGCTTGCTGGCAGAAATTGTACCACCAATTGAATCCGTTCGCGATTGACTCCCAAATGTAGAGCCGATGGGGATTGACGCGCGCCAGCGAGGCCTTGAGCGATTCGACGCCCGCCAGCGACTTCCATTGGCCGCACTCGGTCATGTGGCACATGTTGAGGGCGCGCGACGCGCCAAGGTCGGGATTGCTCGCTGCCGCCATTAGATCGATGACGCTGCGATTGGCGAACGCCATCCCGTTGCGGTTGTTCTGGATCAGCCGGTGTTCGTTCGACCGCCATTCGGGCGGCAAAGTCTCGAGGAGCGCGGCGAAGATGCGCCGCAACCGCTCGAGGTTGTCGGTGCGGTCGGCGATGATTGCCCCCTGCACGCCCGGATTGGCGAGCGCCCAAAACAGTTCGATCACGCTGCACGTCGTGGTCGCGGCGACTTGGCGACACTTCAGGATGGCGAACTCGTGAACGTCCTCGGTGAGCCCCTTGGCGACGGCGTCAATGATCATCCGTTGCGAGGGCCACGGCTCGACGTGGCAACGCCCTTCCTCCTTGGTGTCGATCTCGACGGCTTGCAGGAGGTCGTAGATGCCGCGCCGAATCGACGGCTTAGCCACCGTGCGGATGCTCGCCTACGTCGGTCTGGTCCGGTTCGTCGCTGTAAACGAGCTGGAACGACAGCTCGCACATTCGCAGCCAAAGCGTGCGGTCGGTGGGGGAGAAATAGTCGCCGGGCGCCGGGAGATGGATCAGCAGCGCGTCAAGCAACGGGTCCAATTCGTGATTGTTTGGGACGTCTTCGGGGATTTTCTTTGGCGGCATGTTCGTCTCCTGTGAGCGTCACACCGTACACGGTTCCATTGCGTCGATTCCAGCGGCTTGACAGATAGCCCTGCGCTGCGGTGCCCGGCGGGATCGGCGCGGCCAGCGGCTGCGCGGCGGGCTTGGGCGGAAAGGCCAAGCGGCGGATGACGTTCAGCTCGCCGAAGATTTTGTCCAGCCCTTCGGCGATGGCGATGCTGACGGAGTGTTCGTCTTTCAGCATCGCGTCAATCGAGGCGACGCTTTCCTCCAGCTCGGGCCAAGGCAACTCTGGGTGGTCAGGCATAGGAGCCTCGTGCTAAACGCGAAACGCCCGGTCCTGTCGCGGGACCGGGCGCCATGCTTATAGGGTTTCGCCTCCGGGTCATACCGGAGGCGTTTTTTTTAGTTGTTGTCGCAGTAGATGTCGCAGCGTCCGCTGCCGTTGGCGTCGCACCACTGGCGGCAGTGTGTCCCAGCGAACGCCGGGCCGACGAAGCCCAGCATGACAACGAGGGCGAATAAAGTTTTCATCTGCCTTCCTTTCGTTTCAGGCTGTCAAGCTATACGCTTTACACGCGTCGGCTGTCAATCCATCCGACACGCTTCGAAGGTGTTGTCCGGCTGGAAAATCGCCACGTAGCCGTGGAGATAGACGAAGATTAGCTCGTCGCGCAGCCGCATGACGGCTATCGGCTCGAACGGCGGATCGCCGGGATAATGCAGGATCGGCGTCCCGTCGCGGTTGGTGAAGCCGTCTTGCGGATGCCAACCGCCATAGACGTACCTTTCTTCGAACTGTTCTTTTGCCGGGCGCGGATCGTCAAGGTCGAGGAACGTCGGAATGAATCCGACATAGTTCGGGTCCGCGTAGCGCATATCGAGGATGATGACGGTTGGGTGATTCATCGGAAGCCCTCGATCCAGCGCCGCACCGCCAAGCTGTCGCCAGCGTCAACGTGGAGCAATCCAAGCATCATGAGATACTGATTCGCTCCCAATTCCGGATGCTTGGCCATGTCGCTGCCCATGCTGGCGACGGCGTTGGCAAGCTCGCCAGCGTCGACATATTCGAGCGCGCGTTGTTTGCACCATGCGAGATGCTCGTCCCTGTCCATTGGTTTGCCTCCTGTTGGTTTGACAGCCTGCTCTTGCGCTCGTTCGCGCAATGTGTCAACCTATTGACATGACGCCGTTTGAACGATTGGCAATTGCCCTCCGTCACGGCGTCATCGTGAAAAGGAAGGCAACCATGAGGTACGCAGCGGACGTTAGTCATCACTCAGTGCGGCCCGGCGACGAAGATCACTTCGCCGTTGTTCCGGTTGAAGCGACCGACGCAATGGATGCGGCGAAGAAAGTCGCCGAGATTGCCGCCGCCCGGCGATACGAGAAAGCGGGGTCAGTCGGTTTCATCGCCGCCGCGTCGCGCGGCGATGGCTGGTATCGCGCCTCGATTGGCGAACAGCAGCGCAGCCACGAAGGGATCACAACGCGCGGCGTGTCGATCACGATCCACGTGTGGGTCGTGGATTAAGCACAGATTTTTTTTGGGAATTATTTGAGAACGATCCTCGGATTTTCTCGGGCGCGATATAGGGTTGACTGTCAACCTATATGTGTTACACTTCCATGGCGCGAGGCCGCTCACGGCGGTTCTCGCGCCTCAAATGGAAGGCAAACCAAATGAAAGCGCAATCTGTCTATCACGCGTCAACAATCGCTGCGATTGCGGACGCTGGTTTTAAAGTGACTTCGCTGGAAGTCGCAACCGATCCGCCAAGCGGCGTCCTCATGTTCTCGGTCTATTTCGATGACGGCCACGGCAACGGGAATTGCATTCTCTCGCTGCCGGTCGCTGAGCTGTTGAAAGTCGCTGCGAAAGTGGAGGCGCTTGGATCATGACACAAGTGTTCTTCTACGAGCACCGCGATTATGGCGGTGACGACCAAACCCCGGTCGAGTGCGGCGATTGCCACTGGACCGGCTCGGCGTGCGGTCTGGACGGGATCAGCGACTACGAGCAACGCGTCGCGCCGGGCGAGCCCACGCCAGCGGGGCAATGCCCCAAGTGCGCCGCTCTCGCCTACATTGTGGAGGTCACGTCATGACCGACGCAATTCAAGAGGCGGTCGATAGCGAGTACGAGGCTCGCATCGAACGCGAAGCGGAGGCCGCCGCCAAGCATCTGAGCGAAGGCCAGCAATGGAGTGATTGGCTCGCCATCGGCCGCTTGATGGCGATTGGCCGCAACAAGGCGATGCTGCGGTCGGGCACGAACGAACCTGTCGGCGCTCGCTACAACAAAGCTTTCGCTGAATGGCTGGACGCGCGGCAATGGTTGCGCGTCATCGACAAGGCGACGCGGTCCCACGCGATGTGGTGCGTCGACCATGTCGAGGAGTTGGAGCGGTTGCGCCAGAACATGGGCGCGACCAAGCGCGACAACGCGAACCATCCAACGACAATGCGCCGTCATTGGGAGCGCACGCAACGCGAAGGCGAAAAAGACCCCGCCGAAAAAAAGGAGCCGCGCTCCAAGGCGCTCGAACGCGAGTTGGAAGCAACCGCCGCCGAACGCGACAAGTGGAAGCGCAAGGCGGAAATGGATGGATCGTTGTTTGATCTGAAGCAAGACCCTGCACCGCTAATCGCCAAGGTGATTGTGTCGCACGTGACGCCGTACAAGGTAGGCGAGATCCTCAAGGCGCTTACGGTCGAACGGGACCGCCTCAAGGCAGTCAAGAAACAGGCCGGTTGACGCGGCGCAAAGTGTCATGTATATAGGTTGACGGCGCGAGTTGCGCCGTCAACTCAATTTTCAGGGAAGGCAATCGAAAATGTCCATCGCAGAAAACATCGAACCAATCGAAGGTTTGGACGCGATCAAAATCGCGGCCTTGCGCAAGGCGAGCCGCGTCTGTTTCTACCATCGCCCTAAGCCCGACGCGTCTGGCATGGCGTCTTACATCGCCGCGATCAAAGAGCACGCGCCTAGCCCGATTGACCCATTCGCCCCGCGTGAGACTGTGATCCTAATTCCGTGCGATTGGCGTCTTCGCGAGTACACCAGCAGCAGCAGCAGCGATCGCATCCCCTATGGGTCCGATCAATTCAATGCGTTTGAATGGGTGAATTGCGCACAGTCTGATGAATGCTGGCAAACCACTGCTAGCCTCTTGCGCCATGGCGACAAGCTTACGCTGCGTTGGGCACGCGGCGGATTTACGACCGAAAGTATGCAAAACGCCACGCCAAAATTCTACGGCGATACACTCTATCTTGACGTGCAACGCGGCGAAAAGCGTCTGTCGTTCCACATTGATACAAGCGTTTGTGAGAACAATTCCGCTCGCATGATCAAATTGGCCTAAACCAATCGTCGCACGTTAGGATTGACACTGGCGAAGTGTCATGCTACAGAGATTTACAGCGCCGCATGTCGCGGCGCTGTTTTCGTATGGAAGGCAAAACCAAATGGCACACAATCTCGAAATGGTTAACGGCGTCTATTCCTTCGCGTTCACTGGCGAACGAAGCGAGATTTGGCACAAGCTAGGGCAGGAACTGGACGCGGGCGCCGGCCGCGAAGAATGGATCAATGCCGCTGGTTTCAACTATCACGTGGAAAAGGTTCCGGCCATCGCCTCCCTGTCTGGCGACATGTTCAATCATCTGCCCGCCGAGCAACGCTTTGTCGAAACGGACAAGCGTTTCACAGTCCGACAGGACAATGGGCACGTGCTAGGCATTGCTGGCGAAGGTTATCAGACTGTCCAGCCCGCCGACATTTGGGATTGGTTCGAAGAATACATCACTTGCGACGATAGGTTTCACATCGACGCGGCGGGCGTTTTAGGGTCTGGCGAGCGTCTATGGATGACGGCGCGATTTAACGCTTCGCTTGATGTTGCTGGCGATAGGCATATCCCGCGTCTGCTTATGTCGACAAGCTTTGACGCGTCGCAAGCTACTCGAAACGAGGCGACAATGACACGCGTTGTCTGTCAAAACACGTTGCGCGCGGCGCATATGAACGCAAAAGCTCTGATCAAAACGCGCCACAACACCAAGTTTAACGGCGCGCAAGTGCATAAGGAACTCGCGCAAATTGCACAGTCGTTTGTCGAGTTTAAAGTCATGGGTGACGCCATGGCTCAGACTGAGATGTCAAAGCGCGATGTTGAGGTTTTCTTCACCTCCCTGCTAGGCATACCGGCAGATGCGAAAGTGTCGGACATTTCGACCCGCACAAAGAACATTGCGGCCGATCTAGGCGCGTCCTACCGCCGCACGCAACGCGAGCGGGGAACGGAGCGCAATGACGTCTGGACCGCGCTGCAAAGCGTCACGCGGTATGTCGACCATGACAGGACTGTGCGCAACGCGCCAAACGACACTGTCGGGCGTTTCGACTCAGGGACTTTTGGGAGCGGTGACGCGATGAAAGGCAAGGCGCTCAATTTGCTTTTCCCTCTCATTGATCAGTCGCTTTTCCGCGATAAGGTTTTGCTGCCAGTCTGACGACTAGCAACTCCAGTAGGGAACTTGAGGGCGCCTTTACGGCGCCCTCTTTTTGTGTCAATGTCTGTAGCGTGACACTTTCACAGGGAAGGCAAAACACCATGACTCAGTATTTTGTCGACGCAACGCGCCTATCTGTCGCGCTGGTTAATGGGCGCCGTCGCCAGCGCGAATTGATCGGACCTTTTGACGATTGGATAGTCGCCAGCAACTACGCCGTTGCATGGCGTACCCTATGGCGAGTTCAGCGCGGCCGGGCCCGCGTTGTCGTTCCCGATACGCCATGCGACGCTGTTACCGATTGGTATGACGCCAAGCTAGAACGCGACGCTGCTAGGGCGCCCTTGCCAGCATGGGATGGCGGCGGCGCCCGGACTGGCAACGCCATGCGACGCGCCATTGTCGCGACGTTCGACTGATTTTCGATAGCCGTTTAAATCGCTTAGGGCGCCCGCTGAGGCGCCCTTTTTTTGTCCGGTATCATTGCGCCTCGGAATTTGAAGGCCACTAGGCGAGCACGCTAGGCGCTTAGCTCCCCAC